TCAGCCCGGCAGACCGACCTCGAGCGAAGCGTCGCGCCGCCATTCGAAAAAGGCGCGGGTATCGACGATCAGCCCTCCCTCCACATATTCCTGATGCGCGCGCGCCCAATATTGCAGCACCTGGACGGGCGTGCTGTTGGCGCTCACCCCGGTGCAGCATCCCACATTGGGCGGGTCGCCATAGTGCAAGGTGCCCGCGCGAATTTCCGCCGCGATGCGCCGATCCTTGGCGCTTGTTTCAAACAGGACGATGAACGGCCGCCGGCAGAACTGGCAGGCGATTTCGACGAGGGCTGCTTCGTTCGCATAGACGCTGGTGGAAGAACCAGGCTCGAAAGGCCCATATCGGGGAACACCGCCCTCCTGCCACCATGAAGGCGGTTCGGAGATACGGGACAGGATGTCTTGATATTCGCGGTTCACAGCATCTTCCGTTCACCGCGCCGTTGCCCGAAAGCATGTGTTGCCTCAAGTCCGCGGCACGCCAATCCCGGCAAGCGCGCGAGTCCCGCGATCAGGCGCGGAAGCGCTGGAGCGGCGTGTAATCGAAATTGTCGTTGCGTGAATAAGCGTGGGTCGGCTCCTGCCGCTCCTCGATCGAGCCCGGCACCACCCAGTGCCAGCCGTCGCCCTGCTCGTCGCGCCGCGCCTGCTTGGCCCTGATCGCGTCCTGCACGGCCGCGTCGGCCGTATTGCGCCACGGTCCGAGCAGGGTCTTCGTGCTGTACCGAAATGAATTCATGGTAAATCCCCGCGTGAATTGTCGTTTGTTTCAAAGGCGTCACGATAGGAATAGACGAAACTTCCGGATGTTCCTGAATACGTATCATTACTGTGGTCGCGTTGCGCCGGTGGCATGGGGCTTTTATCTGGCGGTTTGGCGCACGGCAGGGCATGGCGGCGTACTTCGATCTTCATTGCCGCCGGCCAAGGCAGGCGTGATTGTGCGAGGTTTCGCCAATTCTGTCAGGCTCCACGGCGGCGGCGGCGATGGCCGGCTGGTCGATGGCCGGGCGGTGCGGGCCGGGCCTTTGCCGGCGAAAATCGCGGACGATTTTGCGGTGGCCACCTGCTATGCCTGCAGGCGCCAGGCGATCCGGTCCACGGACGTTAAGGCATAGGAGAGCGACATGACCGTTGAATCCCTCGTGATCTTCCTCGTCGTCGGCATCGTCGCCGGCTTCCTCGCCGGCGTGCTCGTCAGGGGCTATGGCCTCGGCCTCGTCGGAAACCTGGTCGTCGGCGTCATCGGCGCCTTCATCGCCGGCTGGCTGCTGCCCCGGATCGGCGTCAACTTCACCGTCGTGAACGGCCTCGTCACTTCGATCGTCTACGCCACGATCGGCGCCGTCGTGCTGCTGCTGATTGTCGGCCTGGTTCGCAGGCGGGCATAAAGAACTCGACGCCAATCCACGCCGGCCGAACCCAGGAAGGATCGGCCGGCATGCGATTGGGCTATATGGGGGAGGTTGCCCGGGGGCGAGCGCCGTGATGCACGCCCCCGCGAGGCGGCCGTTGCCGGGCTTGTGCTGCCTCATTGCTCCGCCGAAATCCAGACGTCGCGGCCGGTCCACTTGTCGATATCGATGACGATCGGGCCGCCGGTGGAGCCGGGGGGCCGCGCCTAGCTGACGCGCGTGGACGGCCCGCCATATCACAGCAGAGTGGCGCAAGGGCTGCTCGGCTGGCCGGACTGCATCGCGCGCCCCTCCAATCCCGCAATCGCCGCCAACCGGATTCTCCGGAGCGGCTTCACCCGCTGCGTCGCGAGACGCGGCTTTTCCCGAGAGAAGGACGACCATGACAGAAGAAATCGCGACCAATCCGGTCGAGGGCGAGGACAATGTTTCGGCAACCCTCCCCGACACGCAGGAAGTCGGCACCCACGCCGTCGACAACGAATCCGCCCCCGTCGAGGGGGAGCCGGAGGAAGGCGAGGAGATCGAGCATGAGGGCCGGAAATATCTGGTCCCGAAGGCGCTCAAGCCGCTGCTGCTGATGCAGGCGGATTATACCAGGAAGACGCAGGAGGTCGCCGAGCAGCGCCGGGCCGTGTTGGCCGAGCGCCAGGCTCTGCAGCAGACCTCGCAGGCGGAGCTGGACACTTATGCCCGCGCCACCACGCTCGCCGGGCAGCTCGCCCAATATCAGCAGGTCGATTGGCGGGCCTGGCACGATTCAGACCCGTTCGCGGCCTCGGCCGCGACCAGCGAGTACAACATGCTCCGGGACGCCCATCAGCAGGCGCTCGGGCAGCTTTCGCAATTGCACGGACAGCGGACCTTCCTCGCGCAGCAGGACATCGCCAGGCGCATGGAAGCAGGCCGCAACGCGCTTGCGAAGGAGATTCCCGGATGGTCCGACGATCTCAAGGCCAGGCTGATCGGCTTTGCCGCGGGTTACGGCTTCAGTCGCGACGAGCTCGACGACCTCGAAGCCGATCCCCGCGTCGCCAAGGTCCTTCACGCAGCCTTCAGCGGATCCTCCGCCGCCGAGACGGCAAGGAAGGTGCACAACACGCTCGCGGCCCAGCAGGTCCAGCCGGCGGCATCGGTGAAGGCGCGCGGCGCCCCGCCGGGCGGGCTGGACGACCGGCTGAGCGCCGACGAATGGATGCGCCGCCGCAACGCCCAGACCCGCAAGCGGGCCTGAGCTTTCCCTCCTGTTCCCCTCCGCAGATGGGGGGTGGAATCGCATATGCCGAATTCCCGCTCTCACCCCGTTCGGGCTGAGCCTGTCGAAGCCCTTGCTTTCTTCACAAGAAGAAGCGGTCCTTCGACAAGCTCAGGACGAACGGACGGGGCAGCACAAAGCACATGCGATTGCCCCTCATCCAAGGGGGTGGGCACTTCTCAACCACGGATCCGCGCCGTGAGGCGCCGACCCTCCCACAGATGGATTTTTCACCATGGCAAATACACTCCTGACTCCCACCGCGGTGACGCGCGAGGCGCTCCGCATCCTCCACCAGAAGCTGACCTTCATCGGGTCGATCAACCGCCAATATGACGACAGCTTCGCCCGCGAAGGCGCGAAGATCGGCGACACGCTGAAAATCCGCCTCCCCAATCAGTATACCGTCACCAGCGGCGCCACCCTGACCACCCAGGACACGTCCGAGACCTCGGTGTCACTCCAGGTCGCGACGCAAAAGCATGTCGGCATGAACTTCACGTCGGCCGAGCTGTCGCTGTCGATGGACGATTTCTCGAAGCGGATCATCGAGCCGGCGATGGCGGTGCTCGCCGCCAATGTCGAAGCCGACGCGCTTGGGACGATGCGCAAGGACGTCTACCAGCAGGCCAACAACACGGCGGCGGCGATCAGCTTCGCCAACGTGCTGGCCGGCCGGCGCAAGCTCAACGACGCGCTTGCGCCGCCGGGCGACCGCACCGCCTTGCTCTCGTCGAACGACAGCGCCAACCTGGTCGATGCGCTCAAGGGCCTGTTCCAGGACGACGGCCAGATCGCGAAGCAATATCGCGAAGGCTATATGGGCCGGACGGCGGGCTTCGACTTCGCCGAATCCACCCATCTCTCGACCCAGACCAGGGGTGCCGGCGACGCGAGCTATGTGGTCAACACCTCGTCCGGCGTCACTTCGGGATCGGCCGTGATCGCGGTCACTGCGGGCACCGGCACGATCAAGGCCGGCGAGATCGTCACCATCGCCGGCATCGACGGCGTCCACCCGGAATCGAAGGTCGATACCGGCCTGCTCCAGCAGTTCGTGCTGACCGCGGACTATGCGGGCGGCGCCGGCAACATCAACGTCTCGCCGGTTCCGGTCACGTCGGGGGCGGCCCAGAATGTCGTGATCAACGCCGCTGGCGCGGGCAAGGCGCTGGCGATCGTCGGCAGCGCGTCCACCAATTACGGCCAGTCGATGGTCTACCACAAGGACGCGTTCACCTTCGCCACGGCCGATCTGGTCATGCCGAAGGGGGTCGATTGGGGCGCACGCGAGGTCTTCGACGGCATCTCGCTGCGCATCGTTCGCGATTACGACATCAACAACGATCGCCTGCCGACCCGGGTCGACATCCTCTACGGATACAAGACCCTGCGCCCGCAGCTCGCCTGCCGCCTGGCCAATCTGGCCGGCTAGGCAAAGAGGGGAGGGGCCTCACCGCCCCTCCCCATTTGCGCGCCGCGGGCCCCCTGTTCCCGAAGATGCTGCGCGCTTCAGAGCAAAGCAAAATTGAATTTGGGTCACGCGAGGGCGCGAAGGACGCGAAGGCGTCGTTGCCTCGATAGCGGCCGGCTGTCGCCGCTCGAGGTCGATTTGCGACCGCCACTGAAGGGTTCGCCCGGAGGGCGAGACGCTGAAAGCCGGCAACCCAAAGTCGCGTCAGAATGCGCCCACGTCATTGCACCGAAGAACTTCGCGTCCTTCGCGCCTTCGCGTGCAACATGATTTGAACTTCATTCCACGCCAATGGAGGCCCCCGGATGAGCGATCAGATTTTCCCCTCCTGGTGGGGGCCGCAAGGCGGCGATCCCATCCAGTGCCGCAACGCGCAGGAGGTCGGCGAGGGCTGGATCGCGCACCGCGGCCGATACGATGTCCAGATCGGGCAATGGGTGCCGGACGTGCCCGAAGCTGCGCGCAGCGGCCGCCTGCCAGGCCTCTCCCGCAAGCGCCGCGCCATGCTGATCGCAATCGCCGCGGAGGAGAATGTGGCGCATCCGCCGCGCGCCCGGCGAAAGGACATCATTGCCGCGATCCGGGTGAAGCGCGCGGCCGGTCGGTGAAGCGCCGCGGGTCTCCCCGCGACGCTCCATCCTTTTGGCGGGGCCTAGCCCTGCAGGTCGGCGCTGACGTGCCCGCCGCCGGCGGCGAGCTGGCGCATGGTATGGCGATGCAGCCACATGTTCATTTCGGCGCTGCCGTCGAGGGCGCCGGTATAGCCGAGCTCGCCGGCCAGCGACTTGCGGTTATCCAGGCTCGAATCGAGATCGAGCAGCTTCATCAGGTCCACGATCGACGTCTTGTAATTGGAGGGCTGGCCCTTTTCGGCCGCCAGCCGCGCGAGCACCGCATCGACGTCCACCGGCTGCGCCTGCGCGCCCGCCCCGACAAGGCCCGGCCCGGTCGGCGCGGCCGGCGCGGCCGGCGTGCTCATCTGCGGCATGGCGGCGGGCTGGGCGGGCGCAGCTTGCGCATGCCCGAAAATGGCGTCCCTGATGGCTCCGAAAATGCTCATGTCGTTCTCCCTGGCGGGCCGGATGGCCGCGCTCTCGGGTCGCTCAACGAGTGGATGGAGGCCTGGTTGCCGACTTCCAAATGATTTGAAGATCAACCTTTTTCCGCCGGCGCCGCGCCGGCCTTCTCGAACGACGGAGAAACGGCATGGCCACGCTGGACCAGCTCTATGCGCGCATCATCCTGGACACCAACCGGGACGACATGGGCCCCGGCGGCGAGCTGGAGCAGGCGCTGATCGACGCCGTCGCCGACGCGATCGAGCGTCATGCCGGCGAGCTGTTCTGGTTCAACCGCGCGTCGGGCGCCGCCGCGACCGTCCCCGGCACCGCCACGTTGGCGCTGCCCGCCGGCATGCGGATCGCGCGGGTCGTGACCTGGCTCGGCGCGCCGCTGCCCAAGGTGCCGCTCGAGACGATCCAGGCGGCCGAGGATCCCGCCGCGCCGGTCGTCGGCCCGCCCGCCTTATGGGCGGAGGACGAAGGGCTGATCCATCTCCATCCCGTTCCCGACGCGGCCCATGCGCTCGCGGTCCACGGCATCGCCGAGCTCGGCGTGCCGGCGACGGCCAACGCCTGGACGGAGGCGGCCTATAATCTGATTCTCAACGAGGCGAAGGCGCTGCTCTGCCGCGGGCCGCTGCGGGACGTCGAAGGGCTCCAGCTCGCCATGGGCGGCCGCGACGAGGCGCTGACCAGGCTGCGGCGCGAGACGCGCCGGCGGGGCGATGCCGCGCCCAGGACGGACCTGCCGGCACCGGCCGCCGCCAACATCGTGGCCGGCTGAGATGGACCTGCGCTATCCCTCCGCCGGGCCGCCATGGCTGCGCGATTTCGGGGCGTCGGTCATCCGCCTGTTCAAGGGGCTGATGGACGTGCCGTTCCGGCTGTGGCCGGTGGCGAATGCGGACCTTCCGGCGGCGGCCGATTATTCCGGCGGCCTCGCCTGGAATGCGACCGTCTCGCGCGTCACCTATTCGGACGGCGCGGCCTGGCAGCAGCTCCAGCCCTGGGATGCCACGCTCGGCGCGCTGGCGGCGTTCAACAGCAACGGCATCATCGTCCAGACCGCGCCCGACAGCTTCGCCGGGCGCACGCTCGTGGCGCCGGCCGCCGGCCTGACCATCGCCAACCCCGCGGGCATCGCCGGCAACCCCACCTTCGCCCTGGCCAACGATCTCGCCGCGCTGGAAGCGCTCACCGGTACCAACACGATCCATTACCGCTCCGGCGCCGACAGCTGGAGCGCCGTCGCGATCGGCGGCCTGCTGTCCTTCGCCGGCGGCACGCTCAATGTCGCCACCGGCACTTCGGGCGGCGCCATCCCGCTGCTGAACGGCGCCAACACATGGAGCGCGGCCCAGGCCTTCGCCGCGATCACCGCCACCAGCGCCACGTTGAGCGGCACCGTCCAGATCGCCAACGCCCAATATCTGCAGGGCCGCACCGCGGGCGGGACCGCGACCCGCATGCTCGGCCTGAATGCCTCCGACATCATGTTCGTCGGCTCGGTCGATGCCGCGATCTCCGCGATCAACTTCAATGCGAATGGCGCGAACTGGGCGCAATTGTCCGGCAGCGGCCTCACCGTCGCCGGGCTGGTGACGCCGACCGGCGGCGGCATCGTCTTCCCGGCGACCCAGGTCCCGTCCGCCAATGCCAATACGCTCGACGATTATGAGGAGGGGACGTGGACGCCCGGAATCAGCTTCGGCGGCGGCACGACCGGCATCACCTACGGCGCCTCGAACGGCGGCAATTACGTCAAGATCGGCCGGCTCGTCTTCGTCAGCGGCTATCTGCAGCTGAGCAACAAGGGCTCGTCAACCGGCCTCGCCGCGCTGACCGGGCTTCCCTTCGCGGCGTCGATCACCAACGCGGCCTCGGTCGCGCTCGGCATCTACACGAATATCACGACGATCACCGCGCCGCTCTTCCTCGATCTCGGCAATGCCACGTCGGCGGCGATCTACACCACCCCGGTCACCGGACTGACCAACGCCAACTTCCAGAATGCGACCGCGATCGAGTTCGCCTTCTGCTACCGCGCGGCGGCGTGATTCGGCTTGCCGGGGAAGGGCGGGCGAGGCAGGAACAGGCGATGAAGATCGCGATCTGCGTGCCTCATTACGGCCCCGTTCACGCGAAATTCGCCCAATGCCTGGCCAAGCTGACGGGGCGCACGAGCCGCGACCATGAGGTCGAGATCTTTTTCAGGGAGGATGGGCCGCTCGAATTGAAGCGGACCGCGCTCGTCATCCAGGCGCGCGGCTGGGGCGCCGATTACGTGCAGTTCATCGACACCGACCAGACCTTTCCGGCGGACGCGATCCTGCGGCTTCTGCTGCACAAATTGCCGGTCGTCGGCTGCAACATCGTCTCCCGACATCCGCCGCATCTGCCGACGGCGCTGATGCGGCAGGATGAACGCTGCTACACGACGGCGGAGAAGGTGAGCGGGAGGATCGTCGAGCAGGTCGCGGCGATCGGGCTTGGCTTCGCCCTGATCGACGCCGCGGTGTTCAAGGCCACCCACGGGCAATTGCTGTTCAAGAGCCAGATCGAGCCGGACGGCACGTTCACCTGCGGCGAGGACATTCATTTCTGCAACGTCGTTCGGACCGCCGGGCTGTCAGTGTGGGTCGATCACCCTCTTTCGTCGGTCATCGGCCACATTGGTGAGCGGGTCTTTACCCACGCCGATGCAGGGGGTGCGGATGCGCATGCCGACGGTGGTCGCCTGGCCGCCAGGATTGGATAAGGAACTGGCAGACTACGCGACTATTCGCTGAGCGTGTCTCGATAGGTGAGGATGCGCTCGTACATATGGCCCACGCGCTTGGATAGGTCGTGGTCGAGATAGATTTTCACGCCGGCCGAGCGAATTCGGTCGAAGAAGAAATAGTCCTCGCTGAAATTGGAAATCCCATCAGGTTGAATTCTGAACTCGAATAGGGGCCATAGTCTGCCGGTGTTAGCAACCGCAGCTAACGCCTGGTTGTTGACGAGGCAGAGGCCGAGGCCAAGCTGATCGACCTCTTCAAGGCCGGTTGTTTCATCGCGAGTGTAGACGAGTTGCCCTCCCTTGACCGCAGTTGGGACGGGCTTGGGTTTTCGGCGCGGATAGTTGCATCCGACCACCCATTTATTGCGGTCAAGCAAGCGAGCAAGCGTGTCGGGCGGAAATGTCTGGTCGGAGTCTATCCAGAGCAGGGCATGCGCGCCCCACCGCAGCGCCTCCGTAACAAGGGCACTTCGTCCCTCGGTGAGGCACGACGAACTATGGAGGATCGTCCGGATATCGAGGGTGAGCGGAGCACCGGTAGCATCCCGGACATCGGCCGCGGCGGACGCTTGGAGCATGTCCGCGAGGGACTGGACATAGCCCGTGTTGGGATGACCGTGAACGGGCGTGCAGACAGCGATTTTCATGACAGCAATCTAGCAGAGGATTTGCATGGCTGGAATCACATACGAGCTGGAACTACCTCCTGGCATATTCAGCGACGACACGACCTTCGGAGCCAAGGGCCGCTGGGCGGACGGCTCGAACGTGCGTTTTCAGGGGGGGCGGCCTGAGACGCTCGGTCATATTTCTCGCATTCTTGACGGTGGCGTAGCGGCAAACCCGCGCACCATTTTTGCGTTTTCTTCCGGCTCATCGCCCGTCCTGATCGTAGGCGGAGACGCCGCACTTTATACGTCGAATATTGGCGGTATTTCGACGATCGAGAATGACATCACTCCTGTCGGGCTCGGCTCCGGCATCTCCTACTGGGCCTTCGATAGCTGGGGCGATTCTCTCATGGCGGCTCCAAAGGGGGGGAGCCTTTACACGTCGAACGGCGGAGCGGGCGTCGCAGCGACCATCGTCTCTCAGGCGCCTGCAGCGATGAACCACATGCTCGTCACGGCGCAGCGCCAAATTCTCGCGCTTGGTTGCAATGAGGAGATTTCCACCACTTTCAATCCGATGTGCATTCGGGGTTGCGACCTCGAAGATTACACCAATTGGACTACCTCCGCCGCGAATAACGCCTTCGAGCATATTCTGGAGGGGCAGGGCAAAATCGTCGCCGGACGCCGAGTCGGGGACTATATCGCCGTCTGGACGAACGGGATGCTGTTCTTGGGCTCGTTCATTGGTGACCCCGGCCAAACCTATCGCTTTGAGCCCGTCAGCGACGGGTGTGGTTTGGTGGGGCCGGGGGCCGTGGCTGAACTTGGCGGCGTTGTTTATTGGATGAGTTCGAATCATCGCTTTTTCCGGTGGTCGCCCGGCGAACCGCCTCAGCAAATACCCTGTCCGATCAGCAGGGATTTGCAGGACAACATCTTGGCGAGCGCGACGAGATTGGATGTGCGCACCACTGCGGTTAAAAATTCGGCCTTCAACGAAGTCTGGTGGTTCTATCCTGACAAGCGCGACAGTGCTACTGGAGGCTATCGATATGTCGCCCTGAACACAGTGGATGGAACTTGGTTCAGGGGGCAACTTGACCGCCGAGCAGCCTATCATGCGGACTTTCTGTATAATCCAGGCTCAGGCTCCAGCTACCGTTCTTGGCGCCCCTTCGTTTCCGTCGATGGCGACGGGAAGGTCTACTGCCACGAGCTAGAAAATCCTGCCCAAGGCGAAGTTGGATTCAGTTCATTTATCCAAAGTGCAGATCAATACATCGAGTCAGGCAGGCGCCGGGTTCAACTCCAGGGCGTGAATCCCGACTTCGAACAGCAGGGCTGCCCAGTTGATCTCACCCTATACATGCGTGATCGGCCGCAGTCCGCAACAGTCACTAGGGGGCCCTATTCTATTGATACAGCTGCAGACAAAAAGGATTTTCGGGCGTCGGGTATGATCATGTCTGTCAAGATCTCACTGACTACCAATATCGGAACGAACGTGATCGAGAGTTGGCGGCTAGGCAAGCCAGTGTTCCGCGGCATCCCCATGGGCGAGCGATGACACCCCCCGACTGGTCCTCCTACCACCGCTTCCGCCCCCAGTTCGCCGAAGCGATGGATCCGGCCTTCTACCCGATCGAATATCTGGACGATCTCATCCGCTCCGGCCGCGCCCGTCTCTGGGCGAGCGAGCATGGTGCCATTGTCGCCGAGATCCGGGATTATCCCGGCGGCGCGCGGGTCGTCCACGGCCTCGTCGCGGCGGGGCGGATCGAGGAGATCAGCGCGCGGCTCATTCCCCAGGCCGAGGCTTGGGGAAAGGCGCTCGGCTGCACCTGCGCCATCATCGAAAGCCGATCGGGCTGGATGCGCGCGCTCAGGCCCCACGGCTACGAACCGCACCAGGTGGCGGTCAGGAAGACCCTGTAGGCAATTCAGGCGGATAGCAGGGGAGGTCGGGGGCCACGCGGATCCTCCCGCCTTGCCGGAAACCACCATCAACCGAAGTCCAACCAGCGCGGCCCGCGGGTCGCCCTTTTTCGTGAAGGAACGCCCATGGGCCTCAGCTCTTCCAAGTCCAAGACGACGTCGAACAGCACCCAGAACACCAGCCAGACCGAGAGCGGCACGACCACGCCGATCACGCCGGACTGGCTGTCCCAGGCCGCCTCCGATTATGTCGGCCGGATCGGCGCATTCGGCGACATGGATCCGAACGGCTTCGTCGCCCCCGCCGCGCCGCTGCAGCAGATGGCCTGGCAGAATGCCGACAAGCTCGGCGGCTGGCAGTCCCAGGTCAATGCGGCCTCCCAGCTCGCGCTCGGCGCTGGGCAGGGCGGCGCGAACCTCGCCGGCACCGGCGGCGCCATGGGGCGCTGGGCCGGCGCCTCCGGCCTCACGCCCGCCGTCCAGCGCAGCGGCGGCGGCTCCGCGCCGGCCACGGCGGACGCGCTCGGCGGCGAGACCACGGCGCCCGCCGGCACGGGCGGACAAATGCAGCGCCCGCAATTCGCCAACGCGTTCAGCGGCGCAAGCAGCCAAAGCGGCCCCGCCTTTCAGGCGACCGCCACGGACTATGGCGCGCCGAGGCTCGGCGCCGCCTCGCTTTACCAGGGGCAGGGCTATTCCGCGCCGTCGCTCGGATCGGCGCCGCAGGCGGGGGCATCGGCCTATGCCGCGCCGTCGCTGGGCCAGGCCGCGCAATATCAGGCCGGCGGCTATCAGGCGCCGACGCTCGGCGCCGCGCCCCAGGCGAGCGCCTCCGGCTACAGCGCCCCCCGCCTCGGCGCTGCCGCCCTCTATCAGGGCCAGGGCTATGGCGCGCCCACGCTCGGCAGCGCATCGCAGGCGAGCGCGAGCAGCTATGCCGCGCCCCAGCTCGGCAATGCCGCCCAATATCAGGGCCAGGGCTATAGCGCTCCCGTGCTCGGCCAGGCATCGCAGGCCGCCGCCGCCACCTACGCCACGCCCCAGCTCGGCAATGCCAATCTGGTCAGCGCCAGCGGCTATGCGGCGCCCGATCTCGGCCCGGGCCAGGGCTATGCGGCGGCGCGCATCGGCAGCCCGATCGGCGCCCAGGCCGCGTCCTTCGATGCGCCGGTCCTCGGCGGAATCCAGACCGCGACCGGCACCGCCTACCATTCCACCCAGCTCAACGCGCCGACGCTCGCCGCGACCGCCAATGCGACGGCATCGGACGCGGATGCGGCAAGCATGCTCGACAATTTCTACGCCTATGAAAGCCCCTATACGAATCAGGTCACGCGCGCCGCGCTCGCGGATTACGATTTCCAGGCCGCGCAGCAGCGCGCGGCGCTGGAGGCAAGGGGGGCGGCGGCCGGCGCGTTCGGCGGCTCGCGCTTCGGCGTCGCGGAGGCCGAGCTTGCCGGCAATCTGGCGCGGGGCAGGGCCACGCTCGAGGCCGGCCTGCTCGATCAGGGCTTCCAGACCGCGGCGGGCCTTTCCCAATCGGACGCCGCGCTCCGCCAGCAGACCGGCCTGTTCAACGCGCAGAACCAGACCGGGATCAGCAGCCAGAATGCGGCCGCGGCCAATGCCCGCTCGCTCGCGCAGGGCCAGCTGAACATGCAGGAGGTCCTTTCCAACCAGCAGTCGGCGGACGAGGCCGCCCAATTCGGCGCGAACACGCAATTCCAGGCCGGCCTGCAGAATGCCGCAGCGCAGAATGCGCGCGACACGCTCAACGGCCAGCTCCAGATGGAGGCGCGCAGCCAGAATGCGGCGGCGCGCAACGCAAGCAACCAGCAATTCGCCGCGGCGCAGAATGCCGCCAGCCTCGCCCAGGCCGGATACGACAATGCGGCCAGCCAATATGGCGCCGAGACGGCGAACGCCTTCGCGCTGCAGCAGGCCGCATTGCTGGCCCAGGCCGGCCAGTTCAATGCCGGCAACCGGCAGCAGGCGGCGCTGGCCAATCAGGCCGGGCTCAACCAGTTCAGCCTTGCCCAGGCCGATCTGGCCCAGGCCCAGGGCCAGTTCACCGCCGCCGGCCAGAACCAGGCCATGCTGGCCAACCAGGCGGCGAACAACCAATATGGCCTGGCCCAGGCCGGCCTGAGCGCCGACGCGGCCCGCTATCTCGCCGAGGCCGGCAACCAGTCGGCCGCCGCCAATGCCGCGTCGCGCAACCAATTTGGGCTCGCCCAGGCCGATCTGGCGCAGGCGCAGGGCCAGTTCACCGCCGCTGCGCAGAACCAGGCGAGCCTCGCCAACCAGGCCGCGAACAATCAATATGGCCTGGCCCAGGCCGGCCTGAGCGCCGACGCCGCCCGCTATCTCGCCGACGCGGGCAATCAGTCCGCCGCGGCCAATTCTGCGTCGCTCAATCAGTTCGGCCTGACCCAGAGCGCGATGGATGCGGCCGCCGCGCAATATAATGCCGGCAACCAGCAGCAGGCGAGCCTCGCCAACCAGGCGACGGGCGCGCAATACGCCCTCGCCCAGGCCGGCCTCAGCGCGGACGCGGGCCGCTATCTGGCCGAAGCAGGCAACCAGGCCGCAGCCGCGAACATGGCCGCGCGAAACCAGTTCGGCCTCACCCAGGGTGCGATGGACGCGGCGGCCGGCCAGTATAATGCCTCGAACGCGCAGCAATCGGCGCTGGCCAACCAGGCCATGCTCGGCCAGTTCGCGCTCGCCCAAAGCGGGCTGAACGCCGATGCCGCCCGCTATGGCGCGGAGGCCGGAAACCAGTCCGCCGCGGCCAATGCGGCGGCGCTCAATCAATATGGCCTGCAGCAGGGCGCCTTCGACGCGGCCGCCGGCCAGTTCAACGCGCAGAACCGCACCGCCGTCTCGGGGCAGAATGCGCAGGCGAACAACCAGATGTCGCAATTCAACGCCGCCCAGCAGGATGCGGCGCTCGCCCGCCAGCTGCAGGCGGCGGGGATGCTCGGCGGCCTCGCCAACGATTATGGCGCGGGAACGCGCGCCGATCTCGGCACGATGGCGCAGCTCGGCGACCAGCAGCGCGCGATCGAGCAGGCCTATGCGATGGCCGGCCCGGCCCAGCTCCAGCTGATGGGCCAGCTTTCGGGCATGACCCCCTACGACATCCTCGTCGGCCGGGCCGTGAACGGAAACACGACCGGGACGATGACAGGGACTGGCACTCAGGTCACGACCCAGTCGCCGAGCCTGTTCAGCCAGCTGCTCCAGGGCGGCCAGGCCGTCGCTGCCTTCCTGCCGTCCGATCCGAGATTGAAGCGCGGGATCGGCAGGATCGGCGCGCTGGCCAACGGGCTCGGCCTCTATCGCTACAATTATCTGTGGGACGAGCCTTCCCGCCCGAAGCGCATCGGCGTGATGGCGGACGAGGTCGAACGGATCGCGCCCGAGGCATTGGGGCCGCCGCTGTTCGGCTTCAGGACGGTCGATTACGGCCGGCTCGGCCTCGCCCATCTGGTGGAGGAATAGATGGGCTTCCTCCCCGACAACACCAGCCGGTTCGCCGAGCTGTTCGGCTGGCCCGCGAACCCGGTCGTGCCCGACAAGCTTCCTGCCGCGAAAGACGCGGGGCCCAAGGGCGATCAGGTCGACATCGCCTCGATCCTCTCGGCCCTCCAGGGCCTGGACGGCGGCGGCGCCCCGCCCCGTGCCCCGCCACCGCCCGAATGGGTGCCGATGCCGCGGCCCTCGGCGATGATGACCGATCTGCGCAACGCACCTCGCCTTGCCCGGCCCCCACTGATGGCGGCGCCGGATTGGATGCAACCTTATCTTTGGGGAGTACGATAGATGTCCATTCTTTCCGGCATCGGCCGCGCCATCCGCGCGCCCGGCTTTGGCGACCGACTGCAGGCGGCGCTCGCCGCCGCCGGCGGCGACTCGAACGCGATCCCGCGGCTGCGGGCGCTGCAGCTGCAGCAGGCCGAATTGCAGCGCCAGAACGACGCGCGCGACGCGCAGGTGATCGGCGCCAAGAATCTCGGTTTCAATGGCGACGAAATCGGCGCGGTGAACGGGGACGATTTGTCCTGGCTCGCGCGGCAGCGGATCGCCGAGCGCATGATGGATCCGCGAGGCGGCGAGGGCGAGGCGGGGACAAGGGGAGGTGAGGGGACAGACGGTTTGGATGCAGCGTTCGGGTCAGGCCCCGGCGCCCTTGCGCCTCAATACGCGCCTCCGCCGGGCAGTCCGCAGCCGGCTGCATTCACTCAGACCGCAGCGAACCATTTGAGCGGGCTGGGCGCGAGCGGCGCCACCGGTTCAGGCATAACCGGACTTGGCGCTCCACGCCTTAGGCCGCTGCCCGCGCTGGGCACCATTCCGCGCGTCCAAAATTATGCCCAGGCCGCCTCGCTGCCCAAGGGCTCCTACTTCTTCGCGCCCAACGGCTCAGTCAGGGAGATTGTGTGATGCCTCAGAATTGGTGGGAAATCTTTCCCGAAGTCCAACCATCTCCCGCGGCCCGCCCGCGACCGCTGCCGGGCCCGGGCAGCTCCATCCCAAACACAGTCGGGACGCAACGGCCGCCCTCGCCTTATGAAGAGCCGGGCCTGGACCAGGCGCCCGCCGGCCCGTTCAATCCTTTTTATTCTTCTGAGGAGGAGCGGCTTGGCGGCAGCCAGAACCAAGGAGCGCTTGCCAGTGGGGCGCAACTACTCTCGACAGACGACGCGGGCGGATCGACCATGGGCCGCGACGTCGCGATCAAACACGCTGCCGCCGCGATCCAGCGTGGCGCCGATCCGGAAGTTGTCCGCGAACGGCTGCGCGACATGGGGCACATGGCAGCGGCTCCACCCAGTCCATTTTCGGATTTGATACCGCTAGCCGGGCAGACGTCAGCGATCGCCGGGCATTCGGGCGTGACTGTACCGACCACCAATGCGGAAGTTTTTCGCGGCAGCCTGGGAGGACGCCCAGATCCGGCGACGGGTCGGCCCAAGCTTGGAAGGACGGTTAAATACTCCCAGTCAGGACCGCTGGGTCAGGTCATTGATCGCGTGAACGAAATCGGACGTGCCGTCTTCGCGCCGAGCGGGGGCAATTTTCGGGAGGGCGAACCCAAAACTCCGCGGACGGGTCCAATGCCAAATAATGTAATTTTGAGTTCGCTGCGCTCTGGGGGACCCCGACCTCCCGTGCCGCGGCGTTCACATTCGGTGCGCCCCTACCGTCCTGCAGGCGGACTTAACGGGTACGGCTATCATCCCCAGAATGAGGATGCGCAGCTGCTGGCACGAGCGATCTATGCCGAATCCGGCATCACGCCGCAGGACATGCCCGCGATCGGCTGGGCGATCGTCAACAGAGTGGGATTCCGCAATGGCAGCCAACGTCCGAGCTACGGGGGCACTTTGTCCGAGGTAATCCATCAGCCGTTACGAAACGGGCGTTATGCCTATTCATTCCTGGATGCTGGCGGCAGTGGGGCATGGCACCGATCGGCCAATCCTTCCACGATACCCGACCCCGCCGTGTGGGCCCAGGCTTTGGCCGCAGCGAACGCGATCCTATCCGGGAGAATTCCCGATCCTACCGGCGGTGCACAACATTATTTTTCATCCTCGGAATACAATCCGCTAGCCCCGCAGACAGCAAGAGGTGACTTCGGGACTATGTTGCGGGACCATCACTACATACCCTCGCCATACCAAAGCCGCTCTACGGCGACAAATCACGGGCGCCCTCATAGGAATTACCTTTTCATCGAAAACCCCGTCAAATTGTGGGACCCACCTCAGGCGCCGCCAAGGCGTCGATAAGGCTAGCGTTTGGACGAACAATTGCTATAATGTTCTTGATGCGTTCCCGGATCGCAACATGGCTGATTCTCTTGACGTGCGCTGGCACCTTCCCGGCGCTAATTTCTTGTGGCGGCCCGGCTGCCAACCGGAATGATCTCGGGGATCGATCGCAAACGAGTTCAGGCGCCACCGCCAACTCGGTCGCCAGACCACAGGCGCCAGTCCCTGTCTCTGACGTAGCGCCCGCTACGGACTCGCTGCACTTCGATCTGTACTGCGAACTCCACGGGCGCGTCGTTTCTGATCCCCATCCGGAGCTGTCCAACGGGACATATCCCGCGAACGTCAGGACATGGCGGCAAAATCGCCACTACATTGTTGATCTCCAGGCAAGGCTGACTTGTGAGGCGGGCTTTTGTGAACGAGTCGCACGGCTCCGGATTGGAGTGAGCCCGGAGAAGATTGTGCTGTATGACGTGCCTGGCGCTCTGTCGTACGTTAGCCGACGCGATTGGCGATTCCACGAGAGGGTGGAAGATTTGCAACGCGTCTCCGTAACGACTGGCAGCTGCAGGCGGGGGAGGTTTTCGGGATTTCCGCAAGCATCCGAGGGTCCGCCTCGCCCTTAGGAGTGAATGGCGCAACGGGAATGGGGGTCACATTGCGGCGAACAAATGGCCCGGGAGCTGGTGGGTCAGGGGAACCTTCGGAGGGCGTTATCGTGTTTCCCGTACCCAGCGGCTCTTCATCGCGCGAAGCAGGGGCCTTGAAGGTTGTCCGACCCCGAGGCCGGGCACTCCGCGCCTAAGTGACACCCCTTGGTCCGCCGTAGTAGTTCGCGTACCCAAGCCATTACTATGGCCGGTCGTCGGGGTGGACCCAATCGGCAGGAGGATCGTATTCCTTTGGCCTAATGACAGTTCGCTGTCCGTTCGTGACGATTTGGGGCATCCCATTCAGCAATTCACGGAAGAGGAGCAACTCGCTTTTCGTGATTGGGAGCTCGCCAATACCGAAAGTGGCGCAGCAAGAAGGATTGCGCGCGCCCAATCCGCGGGTGATGCAGCTGCCGCGATCACCCGCCATTATGAGCGTCCCGCCGAACCCGATCGCGACTCGGCCGATCGCGCGAATATCGCCGAAGCAATCATGCGATTGGGTGTGCCAGTACCCGACAGCGCGCATTCAAATCAGACGCCGAATCCAGCGAGGCCCCAGCAACCGGGCTACTTCGGCCGCAGGACCGGCCCGATACGCGACTAGAAGACACGCTACGGGCGCCGTTCATGAAAGTACGGCCCCTCCAGCGTGCGAAACGATCCCATTGATCGTCTCTGCGTTGCGAGGGCCCATCAGCGATGATCGGCGACAGTCTCCGGTCGGCTCTCTGGTGTGCTCACATTCAGCTGGCGGCGACTCGAAAATTCAATTATGTGTTCTCCATGTGTTCCACGGAGGCGACATCTGAGTTGCCCGTGCAGCGAGGGAGGGGTTCGTGAAGATCAATTGGCTCCTGTGTTGCTTGATGCTCGTTGGATGTGGCGATCAGGCCAGTGCCGGTGTGGAACAGAATGAGGGTTCAGGGTCGGGACGCGCCGGACATGCGGCGTCGCCGGCGACGCCTCATAGCGCCGGTGGACCCGCTGCTGCATCGCTCAACGCGGACATGGAAAGTCACTTTCCTCTGGAGAGATACAGAGACTTTCCGGCCAACGCCCGAGCGCTTCTGCAAATGGCCGACTTCGAAAAGGGCCGCTGCCGGGGCGGTCCCGGAAACAACCCGGAAATCTATCGCGCTTGCAACAGTGGCTGGGAAGCGATGGTCGCATTGGAGAGATTGGGATGGTGCTGGGGAAGCGAAAACCCTGCGCCCGTCGCGGTGGAAGATCACTGGCTGAGATGCTCCCGCGCTTCCGGCTATCGGCCTGGGCAATTGGGAGCGCATCCGCCCTATTCCGAGCGGGACATCAATGAACTGACCAATAGGACGGAAAATTAGGCGGTGGATTAAGGGCTCGTGGCTAGCTGCTCTGTTCTCTCACATTGGAACAACCGCTCATGCATTATCTGGCACCCACGGCATTGGCGTTCGGCCTGACGCTCCCAGCCAGCAGCGCGTGGGCCATGCCAGTTCATCCTTGGTGCACGAACGTCGGCGACACGAGGTTCGATTAAGAAGACGGGCGAGAATTACAGTGGAATTATAGTGACAGTGCACTTTTTGACGCTCAAGCTGCATCGGATTCTGTAAATTCTTGAGTAAAAAAATGCACTGTCACCGTAAAGCGACGAGGACGGCGGTGCATCCATCGACCGCGCCGCAGCCATTCAACACGCGACCGCGGCGATCCAGCGCGGCGCGGATCCGGACGCGGTCAGGGCGCGGCTACACGAGATGGGTCACACCGATCTGGACCCGTCGAGCCCCTTTTCGGACTTGCTTCCGGACAAAGGGCAGGCGCTGGGAATGGCCGGTGCCTCCGGCACGGTGAAGCCGGCTGCAGCGCAACCGATCCCTCAGGATCACAGCGGTCTCAAGGCAAACTCGTACCCGAGCGGCAACCCGCAACAATATGGCGGCAATCTGCAGCGCAGTTCGGACCCGACGATGGCCCCCCAGAAGGCCGACGGTCCTTCTAAGTACTTCCAGCGGAGGGGAGCTGCTCAGCCAAACGACCCTGGGAGCGCGACGGGCCGGGCAATCCCCGGCCTCATCAACCGCGAGGTTCGGTCGAATGCCTCTTCAGCAGTATCTCTGACGCCGTGGCAGATTCGACGCCGCAATGAAAATGCAGCCCTCTTGGCCAGTCCAAGAGTACGCGCGTTCTTGGATATGATTTCTTACTCGGAGGGTGATACGAACTACGCATCGCTCTTCGGAAACGATCATCGAACGTTTACTGATCGCTCCACGCATCCCGGCAATCAGGGGGCGCTCTTTCACGGGACGCCAGGCGGCGCGGCGGGGCGATATCAAATCATGCCCTACACCTACAGTAGTCTAAACAGGTTACTTGGCCCGTACACCATGTCGGATCGCGATCAGGATTTGATGGCGGTCGAGTTGATTAGGGAAGGGCGGGCGCTGGAACCACTCCTGGCCGGAAACCTTGACGAGGCAATATCAAGGCTCGGGCAAAGAAGAGTGTGGACTTCGTTTCCGGTGCAACGGGGAGGAACTTGGCAGCAAAATCCGTCTAACCAACCCACTCGCAACATCGAGGAGCTTCGTGCTCGCTTCGAGGAGGCACTAAATCGATACAGTCGTCCAGGCCCGGGCCTCGTAGCCACGGCAGCGGGTCTAGGACGGCAGTAA